ATCGTATGCAGGACTTTCGCATTTGCTAAAGTCATACTTAACCCCAACCTCACGAATATTAAACTTTGCGCTCATATACTCAAAGTCCTTGCCATTAAGTACGGCTGCTTGTAATACCGCATCTTTGTAGTGCTTATTTGCCTTTAGGGTTTCAAGCATATCCTCTAAGGCTTTAACTTGTAGATGTGTTTTTAACGGGTCGAGTTCCCCTGCGTTTAAGCGTTCAATTAATTGATGCGTAAACTCTATGCGTTGTTCTTTTGTTGTTTCGAAGATTTGTTGTAATTTCATAGGTTATTTGTTTTAAACTGTCGACAAAATGTCTACTGTTGGTTATAGGTTTGGTTGTTTATTAAATCATATCCATTTTGTAAATCATTTATTACAAAGTTTAACTTATAAATAACTTCATTATTGGCATCTATTACTCCTTGATGCTCTTTGTTTTTATTTTCTAAATAATCAATATTTGTTTTCAATTCATTTATTTCTTTTTCTAATACACTTATTGCAGTTTTCATATTGTTTCGGGTTTATAGTTATCAATATCAAAGTAGCCTATCTTAAAGCTGCTCGGCTCACGTCTTAATCTGCGCTTAGCAGGTTCGTAGCCTTTCTCGTTACAGTAGGTAAGTATCTCCAAATAGGTCGCATCAATGTTAGACATCATAATGCTAATCGGCTCACTTGCGTAATATTTGTCTATATATTCTTTTGTGCTTTGGGTCATAGTTTTTAATTGTGTAGTCAGTTAAAGCTGCCATTACAAAACCTGTTGCAATTAGCAGAAGGCATATAGCGTAAATCATTTAGAGTAGATGTCTTGTAATTGTCCAATAAGGTAACAAGCTACTAAAAATACGGCTAAAAGTTGTGCGGTTTCTTTTTTCATTGTGTTTAGTTTAGTTAAATTGTGCGTTGAATAGCCGCACCCCTATTTTATTTTAAGCGTACCAACTAGAGTATACGCCAGATTTTTCATTGTGATACTCAACAAAACATCCGTGTTCTGCTTTGATGTAGTATTGAATATTACCATTGTAATTTACTAAAATATTTACTTTTTTCAAAATTGGCTCTCCGATAAAATCGTCTTGGATTGGTTTTACGTTTGATGACATAAAGCCCTCAGTTCCCTCAACATAGCATTTGCCTATTCTATTAATCATAATCGACTTAGCCTTAACTTCTACTATCTGGTAAAAATCAATGTTAGTTTGGTCATATCCCCAACTATTGTAAATTATATCACCCACCTTGTAATTATGCTGCATATTTTTTTGAGCCTCTTTTTTCTTAGCTTTCCTTTCGTTTTCAGCATTTACGTTAATTTCCACCTTGTTAATCCATTCAGTACAGAACTCAATCATTCTGTCAATGCTTCTAAATCTGTAGTTAAATAATGGGTTAGGTATTCTAGCCCTGCTAACTTTTCTTACGCAAGTACCTATAATCATAGGCTCATTTTTTAACGTTAAAGTGTAGCCTAGATTTTCGTACTTTTCAATTAGATTTTTCATGTGTTTTGTTTAGTTGGTTAAAATGTGCGTTGAATAGTCGCACCCCTATTTTATTTTTAATAATGTTCTAGTCCGTAAATATCTAAAACTAAATCAGAAGGGAAAAAATTGCTTTCATACCCTTCGCCTTCTTCTGAAATAAAAGAGTCATATACTAAACCCTTTTTTACTAAGCTACCTATTAAGCCTTTTTGTGATGGAGTTAAAGGTTGCTGATAACAAATATTATCATCAAAAGTATAATATCCTACAATTTCTGATAACATTTCGATTTCTAATGTAGTTAATGTTGCGTTTAATTCTTGTAAAGTTGTCATGTGTTTTGTTTTTGTGGTTGTTTGATATATCAAATATACAACCTTTTCACATTCCACAATAAAATGAGCAAACTTTTTTTAAAGTTTATGATGAACGGTAAATATCAGTGATGAACGGTAAAAAGTACCCCTAAAGGAAGGCATACCTGCCAGAAGTTGGGTTTTCTAGGATATTTAGAGATGCATATCGTAGGGCATCAATGGCGTGGTTTAGGTAGTCTACAGGGTCATTATCTAGCTTCCCATCCTTATTTAGCTTCCATTTATAGCTATTTAGCTCTTTTTTTAAATTGACGGACCTTTGCGTTACATTGAGCTTATACCTCTTTAAATTGTTTATTGACTGCCTTACGCTATCCGGTCCTTTCTTAGCACCCTCTATTTGCCAACCATATGCCCCTAATTCAGCGATTGACTTGGGTTCGGCACTATCCCCCACAATACGCCCATTAACGCCTAAATCACGCATTAAATCGCTAATATTGACATTTAAAAGCCCTGTCTGGTAAATCAGCTCATCTACTACCAATTCCCCTGAGTAGCTATATAGTGCCACCAAGGCAGTCGGGTCATTCGTAAAGCCGAAGTCTAAGCCGTAGCCTATGAGCTTGGCATCTGGGTCGATGCCGGGAACTACATTATAATCCCTAAAGATTACCCCCTCGATTTTACCCGTAAGCCCACGGGCATAAACCTTGTAAAGTTCTGGGTCTTCGATTGCCTCAATCTTATCGTGTATCTTTTGGTCAAGGAAAGTATTATGCCTATGGTCCGATATTATCAGCGTAACGTTTGGCTTACCTATAAGCTCGGTATGTACCCAAAATTCATTGTTCGGGTTATAGTCAATATAACTCCGCTTCTTTGTACGAATATATAGTTCATCCCAAATTATCTTAGGAACACCATTAGCCTCGTTTAAAAATAGATAATCCCTTTTACCCTGTTTGGCATCTTGTGAATCGTCATAGCTTTTAAATTCTATAATCGAGCCATTGACAAACTTAAAAACCCTATCCGATTTATTATACTCTAAAATGTAATCAGATAGTCCTTCCGTCTGTTCTACTATATTATGAGCATCTCTTATCGGACCTACCTTTAAATTGGGTATATCCTGACCTGCAACAGTTATAATACACCTGTCATCTTCTATAGCGTGAAGGAATAGGTTTTGTAATATCGAGTATGTTTTACCGCTACTCGTTCCGCCTTGATTAACTATTATGTCTGTCTCAGCATTCCTATTGCTTAGGAATACGTCTGTAGTTCTAAACATCTGTTTCTCTATTTGCTAAAGGCACTCCGCTTGTAATTACCTCAACTTGTATTTTACCTGTAAACTCAGTTTTATTATTTGTGTCTACTGTCTCCTTTGGCTTTCCATATACACGAGTAAGCAAAGTTTCTAAACTATAAAGGCTGCCCTTCTCTAAGCTCTTACGCATAGCAGCCGCAATAGTCTTTTCTAGTATCGTTGCCTTCGGGTTATCCCATACAGATTTTAATTCCTCGAACTCCATAGCCATCATAGCTTGTATGGTGTCATTTATTTCCGATACTTTATAGCCCTGTTCTTTTAATAGGCTTACATATTTACGGGGTCTGCCATTTGGATTGCCAGACTGACCTTTATTAAATTGATGTGCTATTATATCTTTACTTGCCATTGTGCTGTTATTATGCTGTTATTTTGGTAACCAAGAATTGCTCCAATCGGTATCTACAATAATATCAGTCTTGTGTATTCCCATCCTATTTGCTAATCTAACCACTTCTTCTTTCTCCATACCGAACTCGCTCATTATCTCACTTAGCTGCTTTCCGTTATCTATTTGGTTCTTTACGATGTCGCCCATCTTTAATACGGCGTGTGTACCTTTTGCTCTATTCATCCTAACGGTTGTAGCTAATGGGTTGCTAGGGTTTAGGATAACTACAGGCACTTTGCCATCGCTTAGTTTGTAGATGTCTTTGTCTCCGCTTATCGTATACCTATGGAAGCCATCGATGATTGTGTACTTATTCAGGTCTTTATTATCTGTTAGGTTCTCTATGTGTATCGTCTTATCGAATACAATAATAGGGAATAGCCATCCGTCTTGTAATATACTTTGTTTCAGTAGTGCCATTTCTGGCGGTGCAACCTTATTTGGATTATATAGGTTTGGGGATAGTTCGTTTCTGTCTAACCATTGTACGTTAGATATTGGCATTTGTTTCATCATTATACTGTTTTAGTCTTTTTAAAAATTCTATAAAATAAGTTTCTATTTCGCAATGGTCATAAACAAAGGTCTGTATTTCATCATCGAGTATCACGGTTATCATACCCCAATTAATAATTACCCCAACTTCTTCTAATGCTTTTATATATGCGGCTATCTGTAAAGGGTAATCTTTTAGCCATTTCTTTGTTTTCTTTTTGCCTGAGCCTTTAAAATCATTTAGTACTAATATCCCATTTTTAGCAAATATACAATCATATCTACCTTTATATAGATATTGGTTACTATATACGTTTTCTTCTCTTGATACTATTTGAAATTGTTTTAAATACTCTTGCAGTTTTTTATGCGGTATATCTATGCCATTTACATAATCCTCGATAAAGGTATCGTACATCTTACCACGCTCTAAGGCGGCATTACTTATCCTGTCTGCTTCTATAGGACCTACTTTAATTCTCCATTTTTCAAGCATATCAATATCTGACTGCGGTTTTGTTTTCGCTAATATGCGGGTAACAGATGGATATTGATTTTTGTCAATCATTTTTTAAAGTATTGCTTTTTGTATTTTTCGTTCCCGTATAAATATACTGCATCATCTTGATTTATATCTAATCGTTTCATAGCCGCAGCCCTTTCATTATCTGGCAACTGCCTTCCTTTAAAATCTCCTTTGTGTGCAATTTTGCAAAGCCATCTATAAGAGATTCCTGTTAATGGATTGGCTTCTATGTCTGCTATGTTATCTTTAGCCCTGTCTTTATGCAATGTAATATATCTGTTAATATTTTCTATTACAAAGTTTCTTTCTTTACCTGAGTAAGTATCTACGATATACGAAAGATATTCTTTCCAACTTAATTCGTCTGGCTTTTGTATTCCGCCTACTCCGTATAATTCTGTGTTAGCATATCGCCAAGCAGTAGCAACGCCCTCTACTCTATTAAGCATTTTATGCCATAGGTCCGGGAAGCATTCTGCATATATCCATAATCCTCTTAATGGTTCTTCTCCGAATGGTGGGCAAACTCTTTGAGTAAGAAACTTATTACTCAGTTCTGTTTTGTTAAATATGTCATATGTTTTATTATAATCTATATCCCATTCGTGTACCAACTTCCATACGTCTTGACTGCTCCAATCGTATATTGGATGCGCAATAGAAAAATGTCCGTATCTTGAAATATAGTTATCGTTTACTTTTTGTGATACTGCCTGAAATCTTCTAAGGCTTTCTTGTGTCCTTACGCCTGTTACATCTACGGTTGTTCCTTTAGATTTATCAGCTCTATATGATGTAAATTGTTGGAAAGATAATCCTTTAACAAACTTAGGATGTTCCTTTATGCAGTTTTCTGGCATATCACGAACCCATAAATCTTTTTTGTCTTTATCCCAAGTATACCAATAAGGTTCTTCGTTTGATGAAGCATTACGATGCTTAAACTCTAAACAGAACCAATTAAGTTTAACGTCTGGATGTTCGCTTACCCTTTGTACATATTCAATAGTTGTCGGGTGTATCGCTTCTTCGTCATAAAAATTTGCTATTACAGGAAGTTTATTTTTTTCACGAGCAACCTTTATAGCTAAATTTAAAACAACAGTACTATCCTTTCCGCCTGAAAAACCTATTTCTACATTATCAAAACTATCATACAGGTATCGCATCCTATCTAATGCAGCTTCTAATACATTGCTCGATTGGTAATCCTTTTTTCTAATCTTACTCATTACTTTGTCATTATGTCTTTTAGCTTATTAGCTGAAACGCCATTTACTATTGTACGGTTAATCATTGGATGAAACTCATCTTCTGGTCCGAAGTCGCTATCTGGATGAAAAGCAATTACATTCATAGGAGCATCAAATGTTTGAAATGCGTGTTGTCCTATTGCGTATAGTTCGCCATCTAATCCTTTATCATACAATACGCCATCCCAAGCTTTAATAACAAATATCATCTCAGGCTCTAAAGGTAAATTTCCAAATGGTGTAATACATTCCCCGTAACCAGATGCAACTATTCCAATTCTATGTGTAGGGTGTGTATGTTGTGTTTGATTAATCTGAGGTGGAAAATGCAAATGATTTAAACAAGGTTGTCCTTTCTTTACAGGAGATATTAATAAACTATCAGTACATCCGTCAATATATTTTAATCTTCCTTTATCTTCTATTGGACCGCCAAAAGTTGGATATGCTTTATAGTTAGATGTCTCGTAAAACTTTTTATTAAGTACCTCAATTAAAATACAACTGCCAATAACATTAGTTGAAAAATTAAATTCATCTGACAAACTAAAATACATATGACTATTTAACTCTATAGGATTTAGCCATTTTCTATTAATAGTTACATTACCGCTATATACATATCCATAATAAGAATAGTTTTTATTTAACTCAGCACCTACTCCATTAATAACATTATAGTATCTAATTGGATATGTTTCATTATTTGAATCATCAAATATCAATCCGCTATCAGATTTTCCAAAACTTATGAATGCGCTATTTTCTTTTCTCATTGTTTTATTTTTTATTTTGATAAATTCTAATTAATTCCATTATAGCTTCTTCTGTTTTTTCAAACAAAAATTCTCTTTTTAATTGGTTTATTACATCCAAAAGTACTAATTTATTTTCGTGTAACATTACTATTTCAAATAATGAATATCCTTCATCTGTAATTTTAGGAGAACTATCTTTGCTTTCATCGATAGTGTCATCTATAGTTAACAGTTCATCGCCTATGCTATTGGTCCATACATCTAATCCCCACTCGGTTAATTCTTCTGCATCCCAATTATTAGCTAGGTCATCCCAATCCCATTCTCCATAGCCTACGTTATCCTTAACTATAAACTCCTTTTGTTGCTGCTCGGTTAGTTCACTAGCTTTTATGATTGGTATCTCTTTAAGTCCTGCTTCCTTACAAGCCTTTAGTCGCATATTGCCACCAAGTACAACCATATCGTCATTAACTACTATAGGTCTTAGGTTTAGCATCTGGGGGAAGTCCGTAATAGACTTTACTAATTTTGCAAACTTATCATCCTTAATTATTCTGGGATTATTTGGGTTTGCTTTTACTTGGTTAATTTGTACGTTTTGTATCATAGTATGCCGTTTATAATGTCTTGTGCTTCTCCTAACGCATCCTCTTGGTCAAGGTATGTGTCTACGTCTGCTATATGTTTATTAATTAGGGTTTCTGCCATTGCATATGTGTAATGTCCTATTGTGGTCATATCATCGCCATCCATACCTGTCTTACATACTGCTAAAAAGTATGCCTTATGTGTAAGCAGTAACCAGATTGCGTTTAACTTTCTCATCTTCCTTGCCCCCTATATGCCTTTGGTCTAGGATTATGTTTGTTAAAAGACTTCTTTGCAGAACCTCGCTTTCGCTTCCCGAAGTTTACTTTACTGCTATTTTCTTTAATCTTTGCCATATAATTTACTCCAAGTTGTAGGTTGTGATAAATCTTTTATTTTACTATAGCCTTTTGTTTTAAAATAGCTATCCCATTCCGATTGCTCTTTAATATTTATATGACCCCAAGATTCATCAAACCCCGGAACTCTTTGTGATGTGCTACTAAATAAAATGTATTGAGGCTCTATTTTGCTAAACAAATAATCTAGTTCTTTGTCTGTCATATGCTCGGCAGTCTCTATAAAGTTTAATAGGTCTGTAGTAATAGGCTCATCTACTATTTCAACATAAGCCACATATTGTTTCATATATTCACGATGCGACTTAAATATTTCAAAAGCTACAATGTGATACCCTGCTTTAAAAT